CGACATTGCCGAGCGTATCGCCCTGCGGGCAGACCGCAATGATCGTCGGATCTGCGCTGAGCGCCGCATCAAGCACCGCGTCGATGCTGTTGGCAGCGCTATCGAACATGCCTTCCAGCGAGAGCGTGGCATCGCCCAGGCCAGCGACGTAGCTCTTCGCTTCTTGATTGAATCCGGTCGCATCCGCCGTCTCGCGGGTGGCCTCGAGGCTCGCCTTGCGGTAGAGCCCCGTGAGATCATAGGCATTGACATAGACCCTGGTGAGCTTGCCGTGCGTCGCGGCCATGGCTTAGTCCTCCTTCTCCGCCGGCTCCGTCGTCCGCGCGGCCAGCGCCCAGCCGCGCCCAATCCACTGTTGCGCGAGCGGACCAGGCAGACTGTAGAGCCGCCCGCGCTCGAACGTCTGCCGCGTGCGTCCGTCGTTCAGAATCTTGGTGACCGTCTCCCGCATGAGCACCGTCACCATGGCGGAGTCATGTGATCGTATATCGGTCTTTGCCATCGTGCGCTCCTACGCGGCGGTTCGATCCAGGTGATACAGAATCTCCAACATGAGCTCGAAATACGCATGCGGCTTGGCGACTAACGCCGCCTCATCGGTCGCCCGCCGCGTCACTTTCGTGATAAGGGCCAACCCTCCCCAGCTCTCGTCGGTGTAGATCGCACGGATCACGTCGGCGCAGGCACGATTGAGCACGGTGCGCCGCGCGTCATCGCTCCGCACCCAGCCCACAATCGTCACCGGCAATGTCACCTCGACGGTCGTCATCGTTGTCTCGGCGCGAGAGAGCTCGCCCTCGATCACGCCATAGAACGGCCAGCCGCGCACCTCGTCCCAGTTTTTCCAATCGCGCGCCACCTCGCCCGGCGTGTAGAAATACGTCGCGCCGGCCTGGATCGCCGACAATCGCTCGGCCACGCGCGCGAGAATCTGCTCGTCAATCGGATCGACCGGCATCTACGCCTCATTGATCGTCTGCAGAATGCCTTCCTTGAGCCGCTCGACAAACAGCGGCCGATGCGCCACGAGCGGACCGGACAAGAACGGCCAGCCACGCAAGCCGGGATGGCGGACGCGCTTGGCGAAGACGACCTGTTTGCCCACCTTGAACCGGAGCGCCTTCGCGGTCTTTGGTTCGATGAGATAGGGGCGCGTCCCCTCATGGAGCCACCGCGCATATTTCGCCGTGTAGCCGATCTCCGCCGTAAGCCCATCGCCCTGCAGCTCCCAAAATCCAGACCGCTTCAGATGTCCCGTGCGCGTCTTGAGCATCCGATTCGAGAGCGCGCCTTGCGAGGCGCGGAACACGTCATCCATGAAGCTCTTGAATTGTCGGCGCATGGTCGGCAGCGCCTTCGCGCGGATCGCCTCGACCTTCTCGCGGAGCGGCCCAGCGAATGCGATGCGAATATGCAGTCCCTCGAACGCCATCACCACCCCCGTCGTCGGAACTGATCCAAAATCTCGCGCACGCCTGCCGGCCAATCCATGTCGAGCGTATCGACGCGCCCATCGGCGATGCTGCGACTCCGCACGCCCAGGAGCGCCTTATCGCCCTTGTCGCGCGCGAGCCAGACGAGTTCGACCGCCGCCTGTTCGAGGAGCGCCCGTTCCGTCGCGGTCGCGGCATAGCCTGCCGTGTAGACGATGCGGATGTTGTTAATCCCCTCGTTGAAGCTCGTCCCGTCCAAGTCCACGATGCCCGCCTGCGGATCTGTGAGCACATAGTCGCTCGTCGAGAGTTGCGTGTCCGCTCCATAGGTCCGCAGCGGATCGTCGTGAATCGACGTGATCGCCGTGACGGGATACTCGCGCAGAAAGAGGCGCGTCTGTCCATCCTTGCCGCTCTGGTATTCCGTGATCGTCGTCGATTCGAGCACGCGCCCGCAGTAGCGCGCGATGAAGGCATCGACGGCCCCGATCAGGCGCAAGAGCTCGCTGTCGTGATCGGTCGCCGTGACGCCCTTGAACTGCTTGACCGCCGACAGGCTTGTCAGACTCATTTATTCTCGCTCGGCCCCTTGGCCCGCTTGGTGCCCGCCGTGTGTTTGTCGTCCTCGACAAGGCGCGCCGCGCCCGACTCGCAGAAGGCGCGGCCCAGGGCCTCGCCGACCTCGTAGGTCTGGCCCTCCGCGTAGGACTGCACGCGGATGCCGTCCTCGGAACCCGGAGCCGTCCGAAGCATCACGATTTTCATGGAGCCTCCCGTGGAGCGGGACGAGCCGAGGCCCGCCCCGCTCCCTCATCAGGTTACGGCGTCTGCGTCACGCCCGCCGGTTGATGGCGCGCGTAGCCGCGCACGATTGTCCCGGAGGCGGTCACCGTGGGAGAGGTGCCGCTCAGATTCGTCAGCGCCCAGCGCAGATAGCGCTTGCTCCCGTAGTAGCCGAGCGTGACGGTCCCCGCCGCCGAGAAGGCGGCCGGTTGCGAGTCGCCCCCCAGGTCGGTCGTCGAGACGGCGCTAAACGTGCTCCCGTCGTCCGATTCCTGCAGTTGATAGGTGGCCGTCGGAGTCGTCCCGCCTAGGGCCGCCACGTCCAACAGCGCCATGGCCCCCTCATAGCCGCTCAGATCGACTGTCGAGCCGTTCGCGACTGAATTCTGTCGATCATGGCGGACCGAGGAGGCGACCGAGAGATCCAGTTTCAATGCACGCATGATGTCCCTCCTTCATTCATTAGCTGGTCGCAATCTTGAGTTTGCGGAGTGCCTCGGCCACGACGACTTGGCCGCCGACGCGCTTGCGGAAATGGAACCGCACCGCGCCGTTGGCCGCCTGCGAGAATGGATCGCGCGTGACCGCCATCTGAATCCGGTCGATCAGCAGATAGCCGCGCCGCCAATCCCCGAACACGACGGGGAAGGCATTGGCCGCCACGTCAGGCATGTCCACCGACTCGACGTAGGGCCGATCCAGAATCGTGGACGGCACGGCCCCCGCGAGCCCGGGCGACCAGAGATACTGCCCGTTGCTGTCCTTCAGTTTGCGGATCGTGCCCAACGTGCTGCGCTTGATGACCCACGTGCCGTTGCGCGCGTACACATCTTTGACGCCGAAGTACAGATCGACCATCCCGTCCGACGTGATCGCCGACGCGCTGCCGCTCGGCGTATAGGCAATGGCCGCATTGGTCAAGACCCCTTCGAGCTCGCCCGCGCCGTCGCCCGTGATCGCCGATTTCCCTTCCGCGACCCCGAACTGCTCGGAAGCCTCGTTCTGGAGCTCGGCTTCCAGATTGAAGTCAGCATCCTCCAGATCCTCGAACGGCACATCGACCAGCGCGTACATTTCATGCGTCGGCATCTCCTCCAGCCCATACTTGAGCCCGGTCGTTTCGGTGCGCGCGGCCAGCTTTGCGGTCCAACTCGCCGCAATGGTGCCGGTCCGCTTGCGGACTTTCACCGATTTCGCGCTCGTAGTCCTGATCCGCGCAATCGAACGGATCGGCGAAAACTCGACCACGCCTTTGATGATCTCGTTGACGATCTCCGGCGAGGCCAGAAATTCCACGCCCTGCGCGGAGCTGAGCGCTTTGCGCTCGCCCGGGACCGCGTCCTTGACCAGCATCGATTTCTGCTGCTCGGACATGCCCTCGAGACCATAGCGGAGAAACGCAAGGAAGGCGTCTTTCCGCGCCCGCTTCTGCTCGGTCTGCTCCTGCTCCGCATTCGCCGGAGCCGCCGGTCTCCGATTCAACTTCGTGTCGAGTTCGTCGAGCCGGTCGTTGAGCCGTTGCAGCTTTTCTGTCCACTCTTTCTGCGTCTGCTTCCCCTCGGCGAGAAGTCGGTCGTTCTCCTCGCGAAAGGCTTTCCAGGTGCGGACGAGTTCCTCGACCGCCGCCTTCATGTCATCGCTCATGATGTCCTCCTCTGTCGTAAGACCATCTGCATCTCTGCGGTGAGCCCCTTGATGGACTGGATCACCTCCGGGTCCACGAGCAGACTGGATCGCTCCGGGTCTGCCTGACGAAACGCGGGCGGCGTCTCGTCGAACTGTTCGTAGTGCGCGGCCAGATGCGCGTAGACCGCGCGCCGATCCGCGTCGGGGATGTCCACGCCGCCGCGCGCGCCCAGGAGCACAGCCATCGCGGCAACGACGCCACGCCAGACGACTTTGCCGGTCTGCGGGTCATGGTGCGGGAGCTTCAGATCCCCGAACGTCTCCGGCGGCAACGTGCGCGCCCAGGCAAAATGCCCCGCAATCCGTCGCCGCTCGGTGTCGCTCAGATCGTCCCATGCCTGATCGGTAAAATCGCTGAGTCGTGGCGCGGTCCACGGTGTTGAGCGGTCGGCGAGTTGCTCCGAGACGTTGCGCGGGACCGCCTTGACCACATCAATCTTGGCCTCGGGGTGCATGGCCCAGGTGACGGGGCTGATTTCCCACAGGCGCACCTCGCGCAAGAGTCGCACGCCCTTCTGTCGGTCGAACTCGTCCTTGATGATGTCGAATCCGATGGACATTTCCGAAATCACGCCGTCGCGCATCAATGTCAGCACGTCGCGCCCGAGCGTCGTCGGACTGATCCGACCGGTGAACTGCAGGCCCTTCGCGTCCTCTTGGAGCGTGAGCGGCTTCCCGATGGGGAGCCAGTCGGCGCGATGCTGCGCGAGAATCTTGATGCGATTTTTCCCGCTCGGTCCCCATTCCTGGATCGTCTTGGCGAACGCCCCGGGCATCACGATATCCGGCGGCTGGCCGTCGTCCGGAATGTGGAAGATCGAGGCATGCCCCGAGAACACGCCCGCGTCGAGATTGTCGGCGGCAAAGGTGCAGGTAAATGCTTTGTGAATCATGGGTCAGTCCTCCGCTGAGTTCGCCGGGATCGCCACGCATCGGCAATTGATGACGTTGCCGGGCTCGCCCTGCGGATCGCCCGGGAACCGGAGCCCGTTGCTAAACGGCATGCCGACGGTCACGCGCTCGCCGTCAATCGCGTGATTAAAGGGCGCCGTCCGCACGCGCTCGTCCCGCGCGGAGAGCCACTCGTGCGTCGTGATGCCCATGGCGCGCATCGCATCGGCGCGCGCCTGATTGTAGGCCCGGGCGATTTCCGTGCGGGCGATGGTTTGGGCGCGGCCGGCGCTCAGGCCGCTATAGAATTCGCGGATGCGCGCGGCGAGTTCGCGCGGCGACTCGTCCGACGAGAGGCCCTCAGCGATGACCTGTTCCAGTCCCTGCCGTACCGTCTCCGAGACGCCCGCGAGTTGCCGGAGGTGATAGTCAATCTGCAATCTCGGCTCGGGAGCCTGTTCGTCGAATCCCGTGCCGACGCCGACTTCAAGGGTGACCGTCTCGTAGCCGCGCCGGACCGCCTCCTCGAAGAACGGGCGCGAGACCTCGCGCCATTGGCCCGTCGCCTCGTCGAGCGCAATCAGAATCTCGTCGGTGATCAGACGCTTGCGTTCCATGGCCTTGGTCTCGTCGCGCAGGACGCGCGCGAGCACGGCATCGCGTTGATTCGCCAGCAGCCGACGGATCGCGGCGAGATACCGGCGCTCAATCGGGGCGTACTGCCGCACCTGCTTGAGCCAGAGCGCGCCGCGCGGGTCCGAGGCGAGCGCGGCTTTGGTGCCCTGCTGCTCTGTCACTGGTGTCAGATCGGAAAAGCTCGGGCCGGTGTCGCCGCTGAGTTGATCGAGCGGCATCATCAGGCTCCGCACCAAGAGCACGTCTCCGTCCGGTCGCTCGTCGTAGCCCGTCGCCGCGCGCTTCTCGTTGATCGTGAGCCATTCGGCTTTCTGCACGCTCTCCCAGAGCTTCGCGCGGTCTTCCTGCAGCGCGTCGATGGCGTCGCGGTCGTAGTCGAGCCGGAGATTGTCTCCGTAGAGCGGCAGCAGCCATCGCGCCAGTTCATCGCGGAGCCGATCCGCAAGCGGCAACACGGTCTGCAGATAGAACAGGCGGCGCGCCTCGCGCCGGTTCTCGAACGTCGCATTCTGCAGTCCGATCATTTCGCCCGGCACCCCGAAGGCCATGGCAAGATCGAGCGCGTTGCGCTCGCGGAGCCGGATCCAGTCCATGTCGGTGGGCGAGAGCCCGAGTTGTTTCCAGTCCATCCCGCCTTCTAGCAGGATCGGCAAGCCCGCACGGTCCGCGCCGGTGTGGGCCTCATGAAATTCCGCACGCAGGCGTCGTTTTTCCGACGTGTCAAGTCGATCAGGCGTGACCAATGCCCCGGACGGACGCGCGCCTTTTTCGAGGAGCGAGACGTTCCAGGCGACCGCCACATTTTCGGAATCGACCGTCCGCGCTAATACCTGGATCGGGGAGAGTCCGTACCAGTCGTTTAGGGGATTGAAAAACTTCAGGTGCAGGACCATGGGTGCATCGAGCTTGGTGACCGACCCGCCGGCGCGGTACTCGTAGCCGGCCACGAGTTGATCC